GTCCAGTCTGTGGCTTTGTTGCCTTTTTCAAGTTTAGGGTGTTTGTAATACGTATAATCACCACTTGCTGTTGGACTAAGTCCTAAATATACTGTTATTGTTTCAGCTCCTGATGGTACTGTAAATTTAATTGTGAAATACCCTTCAGATACGTCTTTCTGCACAAGAATATTATTAGTTCCACTCTTATAATATCTGACAACAACATGTCCGACCTTTGTTCCTTTTTTATTGTATCCTGAAAGAGTATATGTTTGTTCACTTTTATCAGATGATATATACCAATACGCACTCCACCAACTACTTGTATTAGTTGTTGATACTTTAAAGTAACCGTTAGAATCTTTTGTTACAGTAACATTTCCCTCTTTATGCCATTTTGTCAAATCAGCTGTATTTGGCAATAAATTTCTTCCACCAATCTGCAAAGTATTAAACTCTGTCTTGCTTGTGTATGTCTGACTAACAGTTGTTTTAAATCCGCTCAAATCTGCGGTCAAAGCTGTTACATTAGCCTGTAAAGCTGTGACTGTACTTCCGTCGGCTTTTTCGCTTATCTTTGTTGTATTGCTGTTTACTGTTGCAGTAAGGCTTGTAAGCGACTGATTTAAAGTCGTGTACTGATTGCTTATAGCTGTGACTTTTGTATTCACTTCGGAAATTGAGCTATCTGTGTCTTCCGGTGCTGGTGTCCAGTCTGTGGCTTTGTTGCCTTTTTCAAGTTTAAGACCACAGATAAATAAACTTACATAATTACTTTCTGTCTTGCTGATTCGAGGTGACATATAGCCATCTGTCGTAGCTTGTATTACAAATGTGTATCTTTTCCATTCAGACGACACAGCAACATATATTGCTTCAAAATTTGTCTGCCCTGGACATGTCACTACAGCCTGTGTATCTTCTCCACTTGTCTTCGCATATAAACTATATGCAAATATATCTCCGGCTTTGCACATAACATCTTGAGGTTTATCAACTCCATTCCATGTCAAATAGCGGGATATTACTGTTAAACCCTCATATTTCTCACTTTCTACTTTCCATTGTGGCAAATTTCTCCAATTTCCGCTAAAATCTTTTGTGCCTAAATAGAGATTCCTGCCACCAATCTGCAAATTATTTACAACTGTAATTATGTCCTGTTGCCAAACTTTGCTTGAAATCTGTCCTTGAACAGCAGTAAGCTGTGTTCCCTGCGTTGTTACAGACTTCTGTAATTCCGTAACATTTGTAGTCATATTCTTAAAAGCAACATCAAGCGTCTGTTTGTTCGCATCCACATAAATCTTACTGCTTTTCAGCGTGTGGCTTCCGTCTTCGTTAATGACATTAAAAAGGCTTTCTATATCCAGCTTACTTGCCGCGATATTTGCATCTTCCTTTATCATGTCGTCACGGATTATCTCACGTTTTACGCCGTTTTCAGTAAGTCCTAAAGCGTCAAACATCAGATTTCCGGATTTATCCCAGACATACATGTTATAGTCAGAATTGGCATCTTTACCTATTTGAACTCTTGTAACTTTTTTATCATCTTTTATCTGTATCGTATTGTCAGTTATATCAAGATTTCCGCTTTCGCTTAAAATTTCAACAAGGTTTGTATAAATCTTCCCGCTTGTGATTTTATCTGCAACAACGCTTTCAATCATTGCACTTTTTATCTGTGCATCTCCTATTAATGAGACAATACTGTTACTAAATTCGGTTGTAAGGCTTCCACCTGATGCAGAGCCGAACATTATTGTATTTACCTTTTCAACTCCAACAGTTAAGTCTTCAATCTTTGATACGGCTGATTCAAAGTCTTTTGCATAAAAATATTCAAATTTTCCTTCTACACCGTCGAGCTTCTCGATTGTTGCGTATTTTATATCAGCTTCAGCCGAAGAAAGCTTTGTGTTTTCAAGCGTGCCGATTTTGGCCGTGTTGGCATTTAATTGTCCTGTAACATTAGCAATCTGGGTTGTTAATGCTTCAAATCTGCCACTTTTTGATATAATCTCATCAAGGTTAAGCACCTTTGAAGCATCTATATTGTCAATAGCGTCGCCATCAACTGTTCCGTTATCATTTGTTATATTATCAACAGTGTCACATGTGCTGTTGTATTTCTGAATATACGCCGAAAAAGTAAGCTTCAAATTTGAAATCTCACAGGTGTTTTCGCCCGGATTTTCAGGATAACTTTTCAACTTAACAATACGCTGTTTAATCCGTGTACGTGTTTCTTTGTTTATGATCGTAATTACATCACCGATTTTATATTCGTATGCTTTTATCTTTTTTGCATTGGCTAAGTCAACAATCTTGCAGCTATATGATGTATATGGTGTTGCTAATTCTTCGAGTTTTGCTATTGCATCCTCTTTTAAAGATTTTGGAACTGTATAGCGTTCATCTTTCCATAGAAATGTTTTATTTTTTTGACTGTATGTATGATTTTCAAGCAGTTTACTGCCGCCGTTTACAGACTCTATAGTAAGTCCATTTTTACCTAGTGGTAGTATTCTCGTGTAAAAATCAGAAGAATTCGACTGTATGGTAAGTGACACAAGATTCAATTCATCAGTAAAGTAAACTCCTTTATCTTCGCCGATTTTTTCCTTAAAAATAATCTTCTTATTCAATGAATCAATCACCATTTCAAGAATGAATGTGTCTGCAATTTTCTTTAAAATATCCCACGCTGAACTATTTGTCATTCGTACTGTACGCTTCTTTTTTACAGTACACTCACATGTCCAGCATGTTCCAGCAAGTGCAAGATTAGCCGCATCAAGTGCTGTCTGTTCGACAGTTTCAAAGCTCTGAAAAGACGCACCCTCAAGCTCATCAATGTTTATTTTTGCAACAATATCATACGCTCCGTTATCATTTGTATTCATTTGTTTAATTACAAACTCATCTGTCTTAGTTTTGATGAAATTCTCAAGTTCGATTTTACCAGCTAAATTTTTCGGAATTGAAAAGCCTAATGTTTTGTCACCATAATCAAGCACCTCTTCAACATACAGATTTTCATATTTTACAAGCGGCGATTCAACGCCGTTTTTATCTTTATATCTTAGCATACGCCGCTCCTTTTACTTTTACTCTTCAATCATGAAAAGCATACATTCAATCTCTTTTCCGTTAAGATTATCGTATTTTTCAGAATCACACTGCTCAATATCTTCATATTTTATAGTTTTTACATTAATATCCTCTTCAAGATTAAGAAGCTCTTTATACTTTTTTAATGCCGCAATCTCATCTGATTCCGTTTTATATTTGTACTTATATTTCTTATCTTTTTCAGCCTTTTCGATAACCTCACCGTCTTCTGTCTTTTCGATTATTTCTTCAAGTGCTGGTGTCCCGTCTTCATTTTTTTCACAGTTTTCCTGAAGTATCTTTGTCCTCTGTTCAAGGATAAGCTTGCTTTTTTCTTCTAATGTTCTTAAATTTACAGCAATCGCATAACCAACTTTTACAGGCAGTTTTTTGTAAGATAAAACTTTTAAACACTCTGCATATTTATCAACTTCAAATAACTTAATCTTCATTTGCTACCTCCTCATCAGCAAGCATTGAATTAACATATTCTTCAAATTCAGCACAATCTTTCTCATACTGTTCCTTATTTTTTCTGTACGCCTCATTATTTGTTATAATTTTCGTAATGCTTACCATTCCATAGTCAACCAATTTACCATTAACCTTATCAAATTGTGTTGACATTGTGCAAATCTGTGTACTTACACCTGATTCTGCATCTGTTATTGTACTTGTAGCATTAATTGTTATTGTTTTCTTCTCTGTGACTGTCGTTTCTTTGTTTAACATTATATATTCCTCCTGATTATCTATAATATGGTCTATATTTAATCGTAACAGTACAAGAGCTGCTCAATTTTATAGAATTCAGTCCTGGCTTAATTTTCGGAAATTCCCACAAATCAGTTTTACTTAATATATTTGTGCCATTTTCGGTTATTGTAAAATTTTCGCCGTCTATTAAAATCTCTGCATTTCTTGCTATATCCTTTATCGTTATTGCATCATCTGTAAGCCCCTCTATTTTAAGCTCATTCAAGGCTATGTCAGACGACAATGAAAGCACAGCCGGAGATTGTGCTGTGCTTTCTGAATCAAATGTTTTTTCCGTGCCGGAAAAAATTATATTCTTTTCACTACCTTTTTTACTGTATGCAGTCAGATGTATCTTATAACTGTAAAGCCAGCGTTTAACAAGCTCTTTTTCTTCACTGCTAAAATCAAAATCATACGTAAATTGCATATCATCAAGCTCAATCTGGCCAGAATCGAAATCTGCAAGAATCGAACTCATCATAAGCTCACATTGCTCTTTTGTATCTGCTTTTATAAGCATTTCTATACAGATTTCAAAATCTGTATAACGATTAGGCTTTAATTTAACAGGAACATGTCCTGCATCAAGCCAGTTCGTGTATGTTGTTACATTACGCGGCTTAATCGTCTGACTAAGCCACGTAACATTTTTATATTTTTTCCTTAAATCAACATCATTTACTATCATCTGTCTGTCACCAGCCTTTGTGCAGCTTCGTCCATAAAATAGTCAACATCAGATTTATCCTTAAAGTTATAGTTACCATTAAAATTAATCTGTGTGTTATTCGACGTTGTAGATGAAGCCTCTCCTGTTCCAATCATATTATTAATATTAAGATTTGCCGCTAAATCTTTGGCCGCATCTGCAATAAGTCCTTTCTGCTGATGAATCTGCTGTGCCATTCTTCCGACAAAATCCGGCATCCATTGCTCATAATCTCGCAAAGGTCCTTCGTCCGGGCGTGAAAAATGCAGAATGTTTTTTATCTTTTCAGCAACTGCTCCTGCCGCATCTGCAACCCTTCCAATCATTGACCTGATTCCGTTTACAAGTCCTTCTATGAAGTCTTTTCCCCACGAAAACGCAATATCAATCAAATCACTGAATGTATTTTCGAGAAAAGACACAAGATTGCCTATAACTCCGCCTATTGCTCCGACAATGCCGCCTATAATCTCAAGGATTCCGTTCCATGCCCTGTCCCAGTCACCGGTTATAATGCCAAGAACGACGTCAATAATTCCCTGTATAACATTCATTACACCTTGAATTATAGACTGAATTGCACCGAGCACAGCACTTACAGCATTTTTTATAATTGCAAGCCCGGCTTTTATCGTTGCAACAATGCTGTCTATGATAAATCCTATTATCATTTTCAACCATTCAATCCAAACTGATATTATGCCTTTTATATACTCTAAATACGTGCTCACATATGGCTGTATAAACTCCCAAAATGCTTTAATTGTATTAAGCATTTCAGAAAAGAAATTCTTGATAAACTCTGCAAGTTCAGAAAAAGTTGTATTTATAAAATTCCTGAAATCTTCACAGTTAAAATATAATGCTGTTATTATCGCAATCACAGCGGCCACAGCTGCCACTATCAAGCCAACCGGTCCGGTAAGTATAGCCAATGCACCGGATAAACCGCCAACAGCTCCCGACGTTGCACCTATCGTTGAGGTTAATGTTGATATGACTGGTATGATTTTTGCTCCAATTTTCATGACGGAAGATATTCCGGTTGAAATCTTCCCAAAAGCTATAAGTGCCGGTCCTATCGCCGCAACAATCAATGCTATGTCAACAATCAGCTTTTTACTTCTTTCAGACATAGAATTAAACTTATTAACAACGCTCTGTACTCCTGCTACAATATCCCTGATTTTAGGCATCAGCAGCTCTCCGAAACTGATAGCAAGTTCCTGCGTTGCACTTTTAAGCATTGTAGTTTCGCCGTTAAGATTGTCCTGCATTGTATTAGCCATGCTTTCAGCTGTTCCATCACAGTTTTGAATTGCACCAGACAGCTTTTCAATATCGGACGGAGCTGCATTCATCAATGCAAGAAATCCTGACATAGCTTCTGTTCCTACAAGCGAAGATGCTGCTGTTGCCTGTTCAGATTCCGACAGCTGGCTAAACACATTCCTGCAATCATACAATATATCAGACAGACTTCGCATTGAGCCGTCTGCATTTACAGTTTCAACATTTACGTCTCCTATAGCTTCACCGCTTATAACTATCTCATCAGTAAGTGAAGTCATGATTTTACGAAGAGCCGTTCCTGCTTGTGATGCTTTTATTCCGCTGTTTGCCATTAATCCGATGGCATGTGCAGTATCTTCAACCGAAAATCCTAACGCTCCCGCAATTGGTGCGGCATATTTAAACGTCTCACCCATCATTGAAACATTTGTGTTTGCGTTTGAAGATGCTGCCGCCAGCACATCTGCAAAATGTGCCGAATCATCAGCTGTCAAACCAAACGCTGTTAAAGCATCCGTAACAATGTCAGATGTCGTTGCAAGGTCTTCTCCGGAAGCTGCCGCAAGGTTCATGATTCCGCTAATTCCGTCAACCATATCCGCAGTTTTCCAGCCCGCCATAGCCATATATGACATAGCTTCGCCCGCTTCCGTCGCCGAGTATTTCGTCTGTGCTCCCATTTCCCGGGCTTTTGATTTAAGTGCTTCTAAATCATCACCTGTTGCACCGGATATTGCCGCCACATTGCTCATTGCACTTTCATAATCAGATGTAGTTTTCACCGCGGCTGTTCCAAGCCCTCCAATTGCAATTGTTGCCTTTGACATGCTTCTGCCGATTTGAGACGATTTATCCCCTATCGTTCCGAAAACATCTGAAACTTTAAGCAACGTTGCATTAGCTGTCATAGCCTCACTTGTAAGATTCTTTAACTCCTGCTCCGTTGATTCAATCTCACGGCATAAAGCCCTGTACTGTTCCTGACTTACTTTTCCATTCTCACCAACCTGTGATGCTGCCTGCTTTTCTGCCTGTTGCAATGTAGTCAGTTTTTGTGATGTCTCATTTATTGCATTTTTTAGAAGAGTCTGTTTTTGCCTTAAAAGCTCGGTATTCGTTGGATCAAGCTTTAAAAGTTTATTAACATCTTTAAGCTCATCCTGTGTTGTTTTTATGGCATTATTTGTTCCCTTTAATTCACTTTGCAGTTTTGTTGTATCACCACCGATTTCGATTGTGATACCCGCTATTCTGCTTTTTGCCCTTATGAATCACCTCCCGCAAAAAACCGCCCCTGATTTAATATCAGAAGCGGTCAAAATCTTCCTGACTTGCCAGAAGCGGCCAATCATAATCATCATTTAATTTTTCGACGTACATATCATTGACAAGGCCAATAGTTACGCAGTCGCAATCAGCTATAGACAGCCCAATCTGAAGACAACGATACATAAAAAGCGGCGTCGTCATTTCCCTGCAAGTTGACGGAATTTTTTTTTACTTTCAACAGTAGTCGCATTATCAAGCCTCCACAGTTCAAGAATCTGAGGCAGTACCTGATAAATAGAAAATGTATCAAACTGTTCAAGCCAGTCGTCAGCATTGTCTGGCTGGGATGGATCCGCATGTTTTGCCATTACGAAGGCCACATTTTCAAACATTTCCAAATCATCAATTTCAAACTGTTTTCCGTCTTTTTCTGCTTCATCAGCCTTTTTAGACAGACTTTGCATATCTTTGAATATATCACGGCCAAAAAAGCGGCGATAAAGTCGCGGCACTGTCGCAGATGCTCTGAACTTCACTTTTTTTGAATCAATTTCAATTTCTTTTACTATCATCTTTACGCCTCGCCTTTTACAGGAATATAAACAGATTCATACCATTTGCTGTATGCTTCATCTGTTGTCGTTGCCGTCGTTTTAGTCTTCACATTTCCATTAGGAAGTGGAGACGCTTTTATTGACAGCTTTTCTGTCTGCACTTCCTTTTTATCCTCATTTGTTTTTGATGCTACAGAAGGACGTGTTGCTTTTACTCTGTAAAGCACATGACGTACAGCTTTAACGTCACCATCAAATTCAAAAAGCAATGCAAATTCTGCCGACTCCGTATTGCTGTTTTCAACAGAAACATTGTTTTTATCAAGTTCGTTTTGAAGGATGTCTTTCTCAAAAGACAGCGGAACAAGAGCAACCTCCAAATCTCCCTCATACCCATTATTTGCCGTAGCGGTGTAGTAAACCATGCCGTCCGCATAAAATTCCGTTGTATCTCCCTTTGCATCAAGTGAGAGCTCAACGCTTCCCGGAATCGGAACAGGTGTTTCATACGTTATTGCCCCGGCTTCATCTATGTTCATTTTTGCATAGTGAACATTTTTTAAATTAAATTTAACTTTATTTTCCTTATTCATTTCAAACCTCCAAAGAATACAGTTCTTCAAACATCTTTTCTTTTTCTATATAAAACTCCTGCCGATTATAAAAAAGTCCGTATGCATCAAGAAGCTCTTCAAGAGCTGCTTCAACATGCGGACTTTTTTCATTTACATAAAGCTCTATATAAAGCTTATTAACTTTGTGATATACCTTGCCGTCTGCTGCCACGTTATCGCTTTCCGGCATTGAAAATATAATGTACGGTGCTGTCGGCGGCTCTTCCTCATCAAAACACCAATATGCGAATGGTATTCCCGTCTCAGACAACATCTGCTTAACCTTTTCATATGACATTAGCTTTTCTCCCTTATACGTTTTAACGTACGCTGTTCAAGCTCATTAACAGCCCATTCTTCCGCTGGCTTAATATGAATTATTGGTGCTACTCTTCTTCCTTTTTTACCTGTCGGCAATACAAGCTCATGTCCGTTTTCAAGCAAATGCGTCAATGAATACTGATGACCTTTTGCATAAACAACACGATTTTTTCTGTGAGAATTTTCGCTTTCAGTCGTGCTCGTCCAGCTGTTTTTATAACTTCCGGGAACATATTTACTGCCTGCACCACTCTTTTTTACAGGTGCCTTTTCTTTTACCTTGATAACAGTAGCTCTTGCAACGCTGTCAACATCTTTCTTTAAATCAGACGTTACTTCATCAGCATATTGCTGCATAAGACTTACTATTTCATCAGCAAGTGCATCAGGCTTTATCAACTTTGACATTTGTCACACCTTTTTTTGCCGAAACATCATCAACTGACAATATTTCTTTTTTTATGAGCTCATCAACAACACTCTTATCATCGATTGTCACATTATCACCGGCAGTTGCACCATAATTTTTATACATAAATGATTTAATTGCTTTCATTGCTTTTATTTCTCCTGTCTTCGTAAACCGGAATCGCCCTCTGCAACGTTAAATACATGGACGGCGGTTCTGTATCATACTTTTCCTGTATCTGCTTGACTTCATACTGAACTTCATTAATAAGAACAATCGACTTTGCGTTAATAAATCTGTTAAAAGGAACGCTTATAAGCCTGTCTATACTGCTTTCTGCAATCTTTGCCTGATAAAATCTTGTAATGCCAACTGTTCTAAGTCCAAAACGAAAGCTGCATATATCAGCCGTTATTGCTCTTTTTTCTGTTTTACACACTGTACACATTCCGTCGTTAAAAAGCTCCCTGTTAGCTGTTTTTTTGTGCATAACTTAACGCCTCCTGCTTTGTCTGCAAGTAAATTATATCCGTCTGATAATTTTTAAAAAATTCATCAAGAGCATTGCTTCTTGCATACATGACATAATTTAAAAGAAGTTCTTTCGCCTCTGCGTCAACATCTGACGAATAGTCAAATTCCTTACCACAAAGTTCATTAATTCTTTTCATTCCACGTCTGATAAAGCCGGCGATTTTTTTATCACCGGCTTCATCATTCCATGTTATGTCAAGAAAGTTCTTTACTTCGGCAAGCAGTTCATCATTTATACTGCTCATAGGCTACCTCACTCAGGCTGATGCTTTTGCTTTTGTATTTACAGGGTTATCCTCTGTGTTAGTTACCTCAACTTTAATATCTGCTGGCTTTAACTTACTGATGTCAAGATAAATAAAAGCATTGTTGTCCTTCGGCATACCCATTGCATATAATTTTGTGAGATATACTCTGTTATCCTGTAAGAACTGATATTCGTCAGAATATTCAATCTTACCGCTGTTTCCGGCACCAACACCCATAAAGTATTTATTAGGAATTCCAAGAATCGCCTCACCTTCTGCAAGTGCTGCCGACTGTATTGCGTTTGTTGGATATGGAAATACATTGTTTTTATAGTTTCCTGATGAATCTCTTACTGTTGAGGCCGGAATCACCTTTGAGATATAATCTACCGGATTTACGATTAACATAACTTCCGGAACAACTCTATAGCCGCCATCCGGCTTTTTCGCAAGTGGAGCAACTGCTGCACAATAATCTGTAGCAGAAAGTGTCTTTAATACTGTTTTTGATTTATCTGAATACACGCCTTTAGTTACAGCCGCCTCAAGGTCTTTACACATTCCAACAGGCTCATCTTTTCCTGTACCCTTTACAATTCCCTTTTCAAGACCTCCTGCTGATGCCTCTGACAGAATTATTCTTACATAATTATCAAGCCATGCCGGACCAAGATCGAGCATATCTTTTGATACAGGAATAAAAGCTGATAACTTTGCAAGCGTCATATCCTGTTCCTTAATCTGACCTGCCAACTCTGTTGAAATCTGTGTTGTTAATGCACTCCATGTTGCAAGCTCTATATTATCCGCATTTACAATCATCTTGATTGCACCCTGGCAGTTAATAAAGTCGATTGCTGCAAGAAGAGGGTGAGCCTCCTGCATATCATCAATCACGGAATCAATAATTGTCTGCGGCATAGCTTTGCTTATGTCAACAAGAGCCTGTCGCGGATTACCACTCCTTCCAGCATCCGCCCATTTTTCATAAAATTCTTTTTCTTCACTTGTAAGCTGTCTGACACCACGCTGTGCAAGAACTGCAATATCGTTATTGTTTCTCAAATCAGCATATTCTTCAATAATACGCTGCTCAACTCCTGTGGCAAACTGCTGCAAACATTCTGTCATTTTGTCTGTATCATCCGCCTTTAATGCTTCTGACAAGCTCTGCATAAGCTGTTTGTTCTTTTCCTGTAATAAATCCTTGTTTAACATAAATTTCCTCCTGTTATTTGTTGTTTTTTAAATTTACTGATGCAAATGCATCAAAAAAAGCACCTAACATTTTAAGTGCTTTATTCTCTGTGTGTTCTTCTGGTTTACAATGCGTCTGATCAGACAGCTCGTTGTTCTTACTTGCCTGCATACAGAACTCTTTCATGCTTTCTTTTAACGACATCTGACTGTTCATCTGATGCCTCATCTGCATTATCATCATCTGATTGCACTGATTGATGTTCGACTGCTCAACTGCTGCCTGTTCGCTTATCTCATCACAAAAGCCATATTCAAGACACTTTTCAGGTGTAAGAATCGTCTCGGCTTTCATCATATCAATAAGCGTATTCTCATCAAGATTGCATCTTGCAAGAAAAATCTGTCTGTTTGACTGCATTAACACATCTAAATCATCAGCCTGTTTTCGCAGCTCATCAGCATTACCACAGGCGACAGTCCACATTTCGTGAATCATAATGCTTGAACCCAGTCCCATGATGATTTTGTCGCACGCCATTGCAATGACATAGGCAACCGAGTATGCAAAACAGTCAATATAACATGTTTTTTGACAGTTTTTCTGTTTAAGAAGATTGTATATTGCAACTCCCTCTTTAACTTCGCCGCCATAAGAATTTACATGTAATTCAATCTGTGTTCCATCCGGAATATCTGCAAGCATTTTTGCAAAATGGTTTGCTGATGTATCAGATTCATCATACTGCCATGTCTCCCAGTTAAAATCGCCTGTTGCTGTAATCTCATCATACACATAAATCTTAGCCGGCTTATCTGTCTCCTGCATAACTCTGTATTTCATTTTAAGATTTTTCGGCACTTTCTTCTCCTCCTTCCATATTTTCATAATTTTTTGTAATCCAGTGCTTTCTGCTAAATTCTGTATTTAATTCAGAATCACCACACCGTCGGCGTAATTCATCTATGCTATACATTCCGCTGCTTATTAATTTGTCTATTTTTTCTGCAATAGAGAACAAATCTATATGTAAAATTGTAGTTGTATCAATCTTTACACCGGTGCCGTTAAGAACCGCCTTACCACAACGCTTTTTATTAATCTCCGTCTGAATCATATTACATAACGGATCTATACAAAAAGTCAGGAAGTTACCTGTTATCTTTTCAACTTCTGATACATCACCTTTTAAAAGCGGAATCGGAACACCAAAAGCATTTGCAACCTTTGCAACTATCCTGTCGTCAATGTTAATCACATCATTTAACTCAGACGTTGCCTTTTTCGTTGATTCGCTGTTTTTGCTTTCATACGAATAACCATTGAAAAGCGGCAATACAGCATTTCGGTTTTTAAAATATCGCTTAAATCTGTTATTCATGAGGTCTTCCATGACTTCATCATATGTCTTGTTAAGCGTCTTTAACTCGCCTGTAAGCTTTGGAGAATCAATTGACAATATTCCTTTTTCCCCGCCGCTTTTGTAAAACTTATCGTAAGCTGTTGACATCAATTCGCCATAACCGTCAACAAGATTTACAAGAAGCTGTCTTATTGACATGTTGTTTAATTTAAAATACATGACTTCTGACATTTTTCTTGCTGACCCAAGCGAAAAACTGCCGCGTGATATGTTATAGAACATCCGTTCGTTAAAAACTTCTGTTCCTTCCGTAAATCCATCAGCAATAAAAAGCTGCCCTGACGCTTCAAAAACAAGAACTCTGTTTTCATAGAGTAGCCTGTATATTAATTCATGCATGAATTCATTTGCATTCTGATTGACATTAGGCTGATAATTCCATAGAAAATACTCGTCTTTTTTTACTTCCGCACCTCTTACATATGTTTTAAATTCACATTTGCTGACAGCGTTTGCAATCAGATTTATTGCAACATTTATCATAAATTCCTCGGCGACAAGAGCCTCTAGTTTCTCACTGTCAACAGTTTCACTCACAACTGTTTCAGCACTCACCTCTTCAGATGTACCTGAAACGATATTGTGAATAAATGTTCTTAATCCCAAATTCTCACCTCCCCACTAATATGTCCAGCACATTGAAGTATCAACACTTTGCAATATATCCTGGCTAATTTCATTATAGCTTATAAGTTCATCCCTTAATATTTCAGCCGCCACAAAAGCCTTAAAGCCGTCTGTTTTTCGTGACTTAGGCTCAATCTTGCCATACGTCATATTCCCATTTGAAGAAGTCTCTCTTTTTGCATTGTTGCAATACCACCGCATAATCGGACTGTCACCCCATGCGATTTGATGATTGTTGAACAGTGACGAAATCGTAGGAATAATCATCATTTCATCAGACGGTCGTATAAGTGAGATATTACCGTCTTTTCCGCTTGAAAATCCCGACTCAGTAAGAGCCTTTGATAAAAGCGTATATCTGTATTTATCAATTCCCACTTTTATAATGTTAAAGTGTCTCTGCATATTCTCAAGCCATGCTGCAGGAGTCTCCGGCGGAATCTCCGGACCATCAACAAAAGTCAACAATCCTGCATCTTCCCATTCCAAAAGCGGTGCTTTAATACGAGGCAAATCCTTAGATTCTTTGCAAACCCAGCTGTGTGTTATCCAATAATCAACATTGTCTTTAATCACAAGAAGCCCTGCGGCAACAAAGTCCTCTGTGCTTGCGTAGTCAATGCCTCCGACTGCTGCCGTTCCTGCGTCAAATTCTGGAATAACAATATTTGTCTTTGCTATATTCTCCCAATCTGTAACCGCTGCTTCTTTTATTCCCAGCGGACAATTACAGCGTTTCGTTGCAAAAGAAGCGTGTCCGATTGGATCGAGCTTATAATCTGCAAATTCGATGTTCATCTCATTTTGCAAATGCGGAAAGTAAATAAATGACGGATTAGCCATTGTCCAATTTTTCTTATCGTTGATCAGCGTTTTATCCGGAATTCTGCACATAAACGGCAATGTGCCGTTGTCAGGAATATCACGTTTTAAAATCTGTTTACACTTTGCTATCTCTGTATCAAGCGGTCCATCTCTTACATCTCCATCTGTTGTTATTATCGTCTGACGAGGATGCGGCTTTTTTCCAAGACCTGTAACAGCAACATCAACAAGCTTCATGCTGTCATACGCATGATATTCGTCGAAGTCAACTTTTCCAGGTCTGAAACCATCTTTTGTTTTTGGACTTGACGTGTTAAATGCAAGTTCCGAGCCGGTTTTAATATTTTTTATAACCTCTTTTGTCCAATAAAAGTGCTTTTTCATAACACTTTTATTAGCTTCAAGCATATCGTAAACGTCAAAAAAAGACATCTTCGCCTGTTTTTCACTCATGGCAAAAATGTCAATATTATAATTCTTTATTCCGTTCACCGGTGTTAAAAGTGCAAAATCTTCAAACGATAGATAGCCGTTTTTTCCGCTTCCGCGTCCTACGTAAATTACAAGTCGCGGAAAACGAAGCTGATTGTCAGATTTGCGGTATACGCAATTATGAAGAGCAAAACAGAACTGCTCCCATGGCAGTAAATCGAACGGAAAATATCTTTGAAACTGCATATATTTATCAAGCTGTCCTGAATCAACATACACATCTTCTGTTGCAAATACATCTTCCACCAAATCACAGAGTTGGAACTGTTCTTCGCAAATTGGATAAGGTCTTCCACGTATTAAATTTATATAATCATCAATTCTACAATCCGCAATCATTGTCTTCGCCGCCGTCCTTTATATTCTCATCCGCATTAATGCCTAACTTATCAAGAATATTCAACATTGCCTTGACTACTCTTGTAACTTCTGCAACCGCAGGATTTGTCTTATGCACTTCATTGCCTTTTACGTTATACTCTGTTAATACAACGCCATTTTCTGAAATATCCTGCTGCAATTTCGTTTTTGTTTCAAAAAGCATACAGTAATCATCAACTAGCTTTTCAAAGTGATATTCGTCCGCTCCCTTACGTTTAAGCTGCTCTTTTAACGATTTGCTGATTTTTTGTGAAATTGTTGCCATGAAAAAGCCCCCTTTCAAGCAATTCAAAAAGTTATAATTGAAATGTCGTTTTTTACTCTAAATAACTCTACATAAAAAATAAGAAACTCTAACCCTATTTTTCGTGAAAAAATCATTTTACGCACATGTGCGGAAAAATCTGAATTGTCGAGTTTTGCACCGGTCTTTGGTAAGTCAAAAAATTTTTCAATTTTTTCAACCGGGGGGATTACCAACGTTCAGCGGTTAGTGCCGTCCTGTCGCTGTACTTTCTGCCATGCCGAATCTCATGGCAATCGCGACAAAGACTTACTAGATTGCGTCTGCGTGTGTCTCCATCATTTGTATATATTTCAAGTGCCAAGTCAGGACGATTTTTAACATGATTAATATGATGTACAGTCGTTGCTTTTGTATATATCCCTTTTGCTTTGCAATCCTGACACTCGTCTTTGTCTAAATCCAAAACTCTTTTTCTTACTTTAAGCCACTCACTCCAGATATAAAACCTGTGCATATCTTTTGCTTTTATACAATCTTTTACATATATAATCTGTAATTCTGTCATATTCAACCGCCCTTGTAATTGCACCTTTCCGGAATCGAACCGGAATCTACAGCGAAGGGAACTGCCGAGCTGCCATTGCTCCAAAGTGCATAAAAAAAGCAGATTGGATTTTACTCCGCTCTGCTTTGTCTGTTGGTAAACATTTATGAAGCAATTACATATTAACATATATAAATGTCTACTGGTGTCCACTCTTTATTTTTTTTAGATTTTTAATTTAATACTGTTGACAGCTTTTCTATATCTCTTATCTAATCCACTGCGGCTGTAACTCTCTTTCTCTGCTATGCTCTTCATGCTTTGCATGAGCACATGTCGCTGAATCAATATTCTTTTATTATCCTCGTCGTCAAGTTCATTTATCTTATTTAATATCTCAACTCCCGCAAGCACAGCCTTTGCTCTTCTCTTTATGTATTCTCTGCGTAGATTATCACATTTCTCGTCAATTTTAATAATCGAATCTGATAAATCTGCCTGATTGTGTGACTTTGGCAATCCATTTATTGTAACAGCATGCAACCCATACATATCATTTATAACTGCTATTTCTGTATCAAAATTCTGTTCTTCTTTTTTTAATATATAATATCTTTCAAGATATTTTTTCTTTTCTGCATATGTTGCCTCTCTCAATCTCTCACCCCTTAAAAAATGATACATAATCCCTAAAAGTGTATAATTTTTTACAGCACTTTTATTTTACCTTTAATTCTGCTTGTTCCCTGTGTTTCAATTATATCTTATATATCTTTAAAATGCAAAAATGATACCGTAAGTTGACTTCTCGTTATTTCTTTGTGGATAACTTATTTTTATTACTTTTTCGGTCCTATATACATGGCTGTCCTGTCATGCTCTGCGTCCTCTTTTCCCCAGCACACATACCTTAGCGTGACATCAGGCGAATCATGGTTATACATCTTCATCAGAGTTATGACATTGCCGCCACGTTTTATATATTGATAGCCAAATGTTTTTCTTAGTGAATGAAGCCCGAATGTATATGGTATTCCTATCGCTTCTCCTGCACTTGATATAATCCTATGTCCCATCTGCCTGTTTATAGGATATATATAAGCCTTTCCTGCCACATAGCGTTTCTGTCCTCTGAATAAGTAATCATATTTTCCAAGTTTATATTTATCAATATAAGCAAGCACATCTTGATGCAGCTGTTTATTCATCTTGAAATTCTGCATTTTCCCGGTCTTGTTTTCCTTAATCTGAATATAACCCTTGTAAACATCAATAACCCTTAACTGTAGCAAATCCTCTGCCCTGAAAGCTGTATTAAGCCCGATATGCACAAGCATATAGTTACGCTCCCACTGATATTTTTTACAATCTGATTTTGCATTGTCGATTTTTTTCAGAAAATACCCATACAGTGCATCTATTGTTTTCTGGTCTTTTATAGGCTTTGTCTCATGCTGTCCTGCAAAATATTTTATTCTTCTCAATTAAATACTCCTCTCCATACGAAAAAAGCCCGCTACCATCAATTAACAATGGTAACGGACTTTAATTTACTTATTTTTTTCTATAAATTCTCTCATGAAATTAGTTATGACCGAGGACTGGCTTACTCCAGCCTTTTCACAGGCAAGAGTGAACTCATCAGCAAGTTCCTTTTTCATCTTGAAACCTTTTGTGATATATCCTACCTTTGCCTGATATTTTGCTGAAGCTTTCGTTTGAGCTGTCGGATTACCTTTTGGCACGTCTCTTTTTCACTTCCTCTCTTATCATTGGAATCACTTCAACGAGCATATATATAGCTGCCAATAACAATAATATGCTTGTTGGTACATTCCTGTTTGTTAAAAATATCACCCACGCTACAATTAAAAAAATCTCTGAAAATCTTAATAAATTTTTCATATTATATTTCAACAGATGTGCTATAATATAAAAGGGTTGGGAGGTTTCCCTCCCTTGCCTTTACCTTAGAGCCATAATAAGATTGGCGATTGCCGTTATTAATGCAGCAGAGGCGATTACCGCATTAATAATTAACTTTGCCAATTCATAATTATGGCTCTTTTTCTTTTTTTTGCTCATCTGTTTTTTCCTCCTTTCCTTAACATGTCTATATTATATGGTTATCCATATGTCAATAGTTTTTAACAAATTATTTTAATAATTTTTAGTTTATTTTTTGTAATATCCGTTATATTAAATTGTCAGTGTTCGACTATTTATCCGCACATAAAAATCAATGCTGATGTTCTGCTGTTTTCTTATTATCTGCTCCTGTTTTTGCATAATGTTCTTTTTTCATTGTCCTTAAATCTCGTGAATGCTATTAACATTTTATTCTCTTTACTCATTTTCTCCACCTCTCAATTCTTTCAGTTTTGCTTCTGATTCGGATTTTGTGAGAAAGACTGTTTTGCCAATATCATTTGAATTGTATTCTATTGCAACAATATCTGGCATTTCCTTTGGAAAACTTATTTCTACCCATACCCCGTTATTTTTGGAAATTGAAGTTTTTTCTACTATGCAAGTATATATTTCTTTATTTTCGATACAATAAACTGTATCTCCCACCTTGCAAGGCAATTTGATAATTCCGCCCTGTTCCTCTAAGTCCTCATATTCTGCCAACTTTTCTAAAATCATTCTTGTTTTATCTGCTCTGCTAGTATTTAATCCGAAAAGCTTGTTGGATATATCATAAATTTTCGTTCCGTTAGGACAACTCATCACTTTTGTTAATCTCTCCATTCCTGCTCCTTTCTACCACAATGGGTAATAATTTCCTTTATCGTCCACAACCCAATAGCCTGTACTCCAAGTATTAGTTAATGGGTCGTAGACTTTTCTGCCTTTAATCATCTTCATCATAAATTTTGATATTTAACTTTTCCCCCAGCCAATCAAGCCCCGCCCTTGACAGCCAGTACATTCTTCCACCATGTCTATCCTTACAACCTCTTTTGGCAAATCCTGCATTACACATCACTTCCCAATCTTCACAGTCTTTAGTGCTTGCATCATAGTAATTTCTGTATGGCTTATAAAACTTTTTTCCGTGCCTTGTGTAAGGTTTCTTATAGTCTAAACCTATTGCATGGCTTGCTAATGCCATATAATGGTTTCCGCAAGGAACATTGCAAAGCTGTGACATTTCTTTCTCACGTTTTATCACTTCATCAAGTGTCATTCTCTCTCGCTCCAATCTAATTTCTGACCGCAATCTTTGCAATACGGCATATGCCACGCTATTAAATTCTTAATGACGTCAATTCCTCCGAAAATATATTTGCAATTAAGACATGTCGCTTGTCCATTAAAAACCTCAATTTTCTTTGCTATCTGCTTATCTCTGGCTTCAATCACACTTTTAAGCGTAAAACCTTTTTCAACACATTCATCCTCAAACTGCATATAGTTTTCAAGAGCATCTATTGTCATTTTCCTCTCAGACAATTTCTGAACAGTTTCAATTGCCTGTATTGCCATTCTTGAAGTCTCTTTCGAGACATTACACCCAAAAGGCATTTTCATATTCTGTTCAAGTTCCTTTTTTGCTTCGTCTGCCGTCATATGCTTCCCCTTTCCCGGCTGCTGAAAAAACACCTGCCTTATTCAACAAGATTTTTAATATTAACCTTAAATCCATCTATAGTCTTCTTGCCGCTATTGACATATGCCGCCGTATCGAAAAAGATTAAATCGCCTTTTTCGTTTATTGCCATGCTCACGCCATTTCTTACAAGTGAGCCGTGTAGCAAGTCAAGTATTGCACATATCTCCTGTTTTGCCGAATCACCCATATTAACCTCCGATAAATGCAATTATTTTCTTTCTCTGCATTGCCCTGCACATTTCAAGCGTACAGCCTTTGCTCTTCTCCCAGCCGTCTGCAAAAAATACAATATCGCTCATATCAACGAGCGGCAGACATACGCTCATATACTGTTCGTGTGTTGTCTCATTCGCAGGAAGCGAATCACATACAACGACGGGATTTATAACCGAATATCCCCATTCCCTCAGTTTTTTATCAATTAAAAACGCTCTTTCTCTGTAATCATCTGTACCTGTTATTGGCAGACTGATGTATGCCTTTGTTTTCAAGCCTTTTTCTCCTCTCCATGCGATATAATTAAAATTAATATATTTTTATTAATATTCATCTTTAGCAGCTACCCACCGTCATCCACTGTGCTGCAATCCTGCATGACAGTATTGTCAATCAGCTGTGATTCAAGGGCATCAAAGTCCTCAACACTTCGCTGGTTGAAATTATTAAACCTGTTATTACGCTTTTTCTTCTGTGCATCCTCTTCACACCATTTTTTGATGGTTGCGTAGTTGTACGTGTTTTTATACTGCTTTGCACGCTCAATCTTAGCGTCAACAAGATTTTTGCCAAACTTGCCAGCTAAGAACCGGTACTGCTCGTAAGTCATTGCTGCAAACTGTGTGTGCTGTGTGTCTGCATGTGCTGATGTCATATTGTCAGTAGACCGCACTACACTACACTCATCTAATCTAATCTTATCTACACTACACTCTTCTACACTAGCAGTGTGATTGTCAGCAGATGTTGACAAATTGTCAACATTGTTTAAATTAAGTGTGTAAGCCTTGTTTTCCTTGACAGCAAGCATGCTTCTCTCCTCTGTATACTGCGTAGGTTTAAGGCGGCTTGCCTGTATCTGATTATGCATCTTCCAGTGCTTTATGACGATAACGCCTGACGGAAAAGATATGATAAAATCTTTTGCAATCAGAAGCTTTAAATCATCCTCTGATGCAAGAATTGAACGCTGAACGCTCTTCGCATTATTTAAAAAACCCTCATCATCGGCATTCATTCCAAGATGAAAGTACAAAGCCTGTGCAGACAGCGGCATTTCTTTGAATGGATCACTATTTATTATTTTTGTTGAGAACATTCTCTTTTCAGCCATAAGCTCACCCTCTTTTTCTTTTATGATTCTTTTTTCTTTCTGCCTTATATTTCAAAAATTTCTGATGACACTTATACAAGCAAAAGATACAGTGGCGATAACCGTCACAAGCCTTATATGCATAGCTTTCATACGTATAGCCGCCAAAGTAAAATCTTCTGCCGCAACAATAACATGTCATAAATTCATACTGTGTTTCGTTTGAATTCTTCCGGTTCATGTCAAACATTCTTTCCTGCTATTTATTCAGATATTTTGCTAAAATTTCACGCCTTGATTTTGGCTGGGACTTTGCCTGTGGTACATTCACCTTTTTACTCAAAAAGTCAAAATCATCTTTAAGCTGCACGTTTTTTATACTTGTGCTGTTTATAATAGACTCTTTATTTGCACTAATAAGCTCATGTATTGTATTAATTCTTGTCAGTGGAAATGAAAGTCCTGAAAGAAGCAGCACAGCCTCATCATCAGAATATGCACGAAATTCATCAAATGGATTCCCAGCAGCTTTCTTTATGTCAGAAAAATCTTTAATTCCGGCACTACAGGCACAGCTTATATATTTAACTGCCTTGTCATGCTCCGGAATTGCAAATACACCGCTGTCTATTTGTGCAACAAGCTCAGACATGTCATTTTTTGCACTTCTTACAACTATTGCCATGCCGTGCGAATTAAGCGATTCAAATACTTCCGCTTTGTCAATATTTCCGTTCTCTGATTTATATTTCTGTGGAATTTCAATAAATGAATCAAATGCATTTACAAATTTTTCATTAAGCTCACAGCGTTCGCCCTTGTTATTGTCAAGAACAAACAGTGCCGCTGTCTGCTCAATTGCAAAAATCTCATTAAAACAATAATAACTGTTTAGCTGTGACTTTATGCTTTCACTTTCAGACGGAATGACTGTAATTATTCCGACATTTCTTGAATCGTCAATCAACAAGTCTGAAATCAGTGGGCCCGCTCCGCTTCCTGTTCCGCCGCCTGAAGCAAATATGACAAATAAAAGCTCTGCACTTACTGTCTCGTCAATGCGTTCGGCGATATTGTCAAAGTCATCTACAACAAGCTGTTTAGCCTTATCCCTGTCTTTATTACAGCCCTCTCCGCCGCTGATATGATATTTATGTACTCCGTCGATTGTCTCAAGGTCTTCATCCGAAGTATTAAGATATAACACCGAATAGCCTTTATCTTCAAATAATCTTCCAATATTGCCGCCAGCCTGTCCGACTGCGACAAAACCAATTCTATCTTTCAACTTTTATCACTCCTGTCTTTAATTTATTTAATATATCAAGTCCTTTTTGCGTCATAAAATAAGTTGATGCACGACTGTCTTTAAATCCTTTATCAATAAAGCCTGAAGCTAACAGCTTCATAACATTTTTGTGTATCGTATTAACACAGATGCCATATAGGAGCTCTGTATCAGCAAGCTCGTATACAGACATAGCTGTAAGACAGTCAAGTGCCGAACTGTCACGCAATGTAATCAAAATGCCAATCATAATTCTGTTCATTTTAAACACCTGTTCTATTAACTTTGATTTTTTTTGATTTTCTCTGATTTTCTCTGATTAACTTTGAAATTCTTTTACTAACTTTTATCAACTTTGATTTTCTTTGATTTTTTCTGATTCTGATTCAGACTTTTTTATAAATCTTGAAAGACTGACAGTGACTTCAAGCCACTCTTTTGCGAATTTTTCTATTTCAGATGGTGTAAGTTTTTCGTTCATAAATTTTTACCTCCGATTATGCTTAGTCAATATCTCCCCATCCATCAACATGAATGGCGTGCCAGCTTATTTCACAGCCGCAATTTCCGCAATTGGAAAGATTCCATATTCTGCAAACACTGCCGCCGCAAGCCGGGCATTTTCCATATATGACACCTTTTTCATCAGAATAAAAAGGTGCAACTACCTTAAATATCTTTTTTCCGTTAATTATATTGTAAGGAACTGTTGTATTTGGTTCATATTTAAAGCCCTGCATGGCACGCCTCCTGTCTTGTATGTTAAGATATAATTAATATGTTTTTGAATTCGCTCAATTCAAATTCAAGATACTCTTTAATGTTCTTTGTTGCCGCATTAATCCATGCACCGCCATCTGCCTCAATAACAGCACATGAAACTCCGTAGTCTTTGTCTTTCATCCTGAATATGAATTCAGACATTGGCTGCTCTACTTCAAGAAATGTTCTGTATGGACGCAGCTTCACAGGATTCGGCACAATTTTTTCTTCTTTGTTGATGATTCCTGACTTGACAGTAGCTTTCTGCGATACCCCGTCATCTGAATATTCAGCCACGCTTCCCTTTTCAACCGTTCCGGCAAAGCTTAAAATCTTCGCCCTGTCACTCTTGTCGTCATCTAAAAACTTTGCCTGTACGTTTATAATAAATTCCTCATGCCCGATAAATGTGTTAAATGGGAATGACGGAACTCTCGCCTCAACAATGGCAAACTGCTCGCGTTTGCGTTCTGCGTCCAATGAGGTATAAAGATATACTGTTGACGGCGATGCAACCTCAACGATTAAAGTTTCGTCGTTTTTGGTAACATCTGCATTAGACTTGATATAATCAACAAGTCCTGTCAACGTATGCAGTTTTAACGGCTCGGCAAGCGGATTATAACTTATTCTTTTTAAATCCTTGTCGGAATATGTGCTTCCGCCTACAACTCTAAGGTTTGGTTCTCTGAGCCCCACAATGTACTCTAATGCTTCTTTTATCATGATTCTTTACCTCCAATTAAATAGCCTTATTAATATTTACAACTTTACTGTCAGACTGCTCATCAGCAGCTGTACTCTCCTCTAATTTAGCAACATCATCAAGTGACATCTGACCTTTGATTTGTTTGCCGTATTCGGCAACGTAGATTTCATCTGTTCTTAAATCTTTGCCTATTGCAAGTCTTGTTGACATTGGCTTAGGCTGTGCGAGCTTACAGCTCACAGCAACATCACATCTGACATCTTCTCTTGATTCGTCCTGTATGAAATCAAGTTGAATTGTGATTTTTCTTTTTGTTTTGTAAGACGTGTTTACGTCTCTAAGGTTGTCAACTACCTTTGCAAGGACCTGCTGAAACTTTTCTGCTAAAGCTCCGTCAGCAAGCTCCTCAAGCTGTACGTTTGAATTCATAAAAATTTACCTCCTGATTAATGTACTAACATAAATGTGAATGATGATAGAATGAATACGACGAATCCCGCCGTTGACAGCCAGTCAAGCAAATCGCTTTTAAGCTGTCTGTTAAGTTTGTTGTTGATGTACTTCATAACCTTGCCTTTCTTTAAATTGTGTGATATAATATTTTTGTTGTTGATGTATTGCGGTTGACTGTTGATTTGGCAGTCAGCCGCTTTCTTTTATGCTCACGCATTTCTCACCTCCTCAATTTTTTTTTGTAACTCTTCCAGCGTCATTCCCTGACGTTTGGCCAGTGCCGCCGGAACTATGTTATATGTCCAAATTGAGGACATCTTAACAGCGTCACCTATTCCGAGTTTGCCCTGTTGCATAGCAACACGTACAAATTGAGGACTACAGCCCATTATCACAGCTGCTTCACTTGTCTTAATTCTCATGTGCATCTACCTCCTTAGTTACTTCAATATTAACAGTGCTGATATTACGATCATTAGGATTAAAATAATAATCTTGAACACACGTTCACGCTTATGCAGATATTCAAAAAATTCAAGTTCATCATCTGAAATGTGATGGAATACCTGGAATCTCTTCATTGATTCTGCATCAGCTTCTTTTATCTCTTTTCTTGTCATACCTTTGCCTCCTTATACATATTTCTTATGGCTCTGTTCCAACTCTCTTTCAGATATATCAAGATATATCTGTGTTGTTTCTATGCTTTCATGTCCTAAGAGCTTAGACACCTGCTCTATTGGCATGCCTCTTCTTAAAGCAAATGTTGCTCCTGTCCTTTATTTCCTTTGATATGTCCTGTATTATTTTGTTCAATTCCTCATCTCCTTGCTTGAAATATCTTGCTTAATGCCATATCTGCTCCTATACTTTAATTACAGGCTATTGCCGTAGCCGAGTAATCAAGAAAGGAGATTTAATATGGATTCCATTTTTACTGTATCAGGCAAAAAATGTCCTATATGTGGAAATTTTTCTGTTTATAATGCACCTATTTCAGATAATGCTGACGTTCTTTTTATAGGAAGTATGAACACCAAAACCCACGAAATATTTCCAGATAAAGGTATAATTTGCAATGCTACTCTTTGCCAAAGCTGTGGAAACATACAACTGCAAGCAATAAAAAAATAATTATTGTGATTATTTTCAATGGCTGGATTGCTTTACAAGGAGCTATCCAGCCTCTTGTGATAAGATTTTCTTTTTGAAACATATCTCATTCCTTTCTTTCCATACATCCATATGCCACATTTCACAGGCATTCACTTTCGTACCGATTAAACAGAAAACAATACCAATCTTAATTTTTACTTATTGCTTATATGCTTGGTAATATTCTTTTGTTACTCATTGGCATTATTTTCTCATTAATTTTAATTTCAGCTTTATTATTTATCACACAAAGATTGATGGGCATATAATACACAAAAGCATTACACACAATGCAGCAAGTGTTAATAAAATACCGAATTCTGTTTCACAACCAAATGTTCCAACCCAGAACAGATATATCCAGCAGAATATTAAAAGCAATAATCCTTTATGGCTCCACATTACACTTGCTGCTCTTAGACATATATCTACTATCTTTTGATCAATACTTGACAGCCTCACGTCCTCACCTCCATATTCTTTAACAAAAATAATTTAGCTTGGAATAATATTATTTTTTACATCTACAATCAACTGATCAAACAAGCTCTCTAAATTTGTTATAGACAGCTTATATTCGCCAGTTATATGTAATATCTCATTAACAATTTTGTTATACTCATCAGTAGTTATTGACTTGTTTCCTAATGTAACTAATGAGTATATGTTAGGATTTAGCCATTCCTTACAATTCTTTTCCATCAATGTTTACCTCGTTATTCTTATTAACTTCACTTTTTATCTTCTGTGGAAAAAAGATAATCCATTGTAAAATTAGGGAACTCCGCTTTTATTGCAAGCATCTCGCTTCTTTTAAATTCTGTGTTTCCAGCCATTTTATTTTTTAGGCTTTCATAAGTCATATTTGTTTTTTTTGAAAGTTCCTTTATTGTCATTTTCTTTCTTGCCATTTCGGCATTTAAATTATTAAACAAATTTAATTCTCCTTTCTGTTACCCTGTGTCGTAATTCATTATCATTATATACCCTATATCGTAATTGTCAACCCTGAAATGTAATTTTTTTACTTTGTGGGGTATTTTTTTATTTACAAATATGATAATTAGAGTTACAATTTAATCACAACGGAGGTATACATATGGGATTTACAGATAAATTAGATTTATTAATGAAAGAAAAAAATATTAACAAAGCAGAATTAGCAAGAGAATCTGGAGTTCCTTATACTACAATAGATGGTTTTTATAAAAAAGGAAGCGACAATGTAAAATTATCAACTTTAAAAAAACTATGTAATTATTTCAATTGTTCGCTTGACTATCTAGCAGATGATGATATTAATGAACTGCAAACAATAGCTGCACATTTTGACGGTGACGAATTTACGCAAGAAGAACTGAATAAAATTGAAGAATTTGCTAATTTTGTTAAATCAAATAGAAAATAAATGAGAGACGAAGGGGATGAATTAATTTGACAGAATATGAAAAACTACTCACAAATGCAGATGACAACAACGTGGATGTTTATGATAATTACAATTTTCGCAACACACGATTTAAAGGATTGTACTGCAACGGAACTGTTGCTATCAGCGACGAGCTCACACGAAACGAAAAATCTTGTATTCTTGCCGAGGAGCTAGGATAAGGACGGTGATTACACTTATGGAACAAATGGAAAAAGAGCTAAAAGAGCTCATTATTAATAAATATGGAAGTCTTAAAAAATTCTGTGAAAAAATAGATATGCCATGGACCACATTAGATAGTATTTTGAAAAGAGGCATTGCAAATTCAAACATAACGAATGTTATGAAAATATCAAAAGAATTAAATGTAGATACAGAAAGTCTTGCTTCAGGTAAAATCATATACACAACAAATGAACCTCAAACAATAGCTGCACATTTTGACGGTGACGAATTTACGCAAGAAGAACTGAATAAAATTGAAGAATTTGCTAATTTTGTTAAATCAAATAGAAAATAAATGAGAGACGAAGGGGATGAATTAATTTGACAGAATATGAAAAACTACTCACAAATGCAGATGACAACAACGTGGATGTTTATGATAATTACAATTTTCGCAACACACGATTTAAAGGATTGTACTGCAACGGAACTGTTGCTATCAGCGACGAGCTCACACGAAGCGAAAAATCTTGTATTCTTGCCGAGGAGCTAGGACATCATTATACTTCAAGTGGCAATATATTAGATATGTCTGTTACAGCTAATCGAAAACAAGAATATCATGCAAGATTTTGGGCTTATAACCGCCTTGTTGGATTACAGGGAATAATAGCCTGTTACAAAGCAAACTATCTGGCCATAAACGAAATGGCCGAATATTTAGATGTAACTGAAGAATTCTTAAAAGAAGCTCTTGAATGTTATCGTTCTAAATATGGAACTGCAAAACAGATTGATAACTATATTATAGGTTTTGAGCCTAATTTATATGTTATAGAATTATTCGAATGAAAGAGGTGTCATATATGTCATTAAGATTTAGAAAGTCAATAAAATTAGGGTCTGGAGCAAAATTTAACATAAACAAAAAAAGTGTAGGATTTACCTTTGGTAACAAGGGAATGCACTATACTATTAATTCTTCAGGACGTAAAACATCATCTGTTGGAATTCCTGGAACCGGGTTGTACTATCAAAACATAGCGAACACAGCCAGCAGCAAAAACAATACAAATACAACAGCAAGTAACTTTTCCGCATCCGCGAATCAAAATTCAACTTCAAGAGCATCTAATCCGGGATATAACAATTATAACTCATCAAATATGAACATGAATAACGATGATGACGACTCAATTAGAGACAAAAAGATAGTATCATGGTTTTTATTTGTTCTATTTCCACCTTTGGGAATAGCTCTACTCGCTGCATTGGTTTATAAAAACAAAAATATTCCAAAAAAGCCTTTAACATTAATGTGTGCGTATACTCCTCTATGGTTTATTATTGCAATTTCAATTATAAATTCAGGATGGATTGTAGATAATTCACCGCAACAAGTTGCCTCAAATATCGAAACTACTTCTGCGTATATAGAGCAAACAAGCGAATATAAAGAATATACAACTAGTGCACCAGCTGAACAAGAATCTATAAAAAGCAACAACGAATCCTCTTCTGATGTATTAAATCAAAACAATAATGAACAAGAAGAACAAACAAACATTTCTCCTGCTACTGATGATAACGTAAATACTTATGAGCAAGAATCTGGCGGCTCTGACAATAATGTTATTATCAACGAAGACAATTCTCCACAGCCGGAAGAAAAAATATATGTTGAAAAAGATGTTGACTATGTTTTAAACACATCAACAAACAAGTTTCATTTAAAAACATGTGCCGAAGTGAAGAAAATCAAGCCTGAAAATCTAGGATATTACACCGGCAAACGTACAGATGTTGAAAATATGGGATACATAGCATGTAAGAAATGCATTGACCGATAAAACCAATAAAAGCCCCCTGTGCGGTAACACAAGAGGCATTTAACGATACTTACATAAGCGAGTGCTCATGTTATAATATCGCCCTAAGCAAGCTATATTATAGCACCTATAACACCGCTTTTGCAAGTGGTGTTATTTTTATACCCTTTTTACAATAAATAATGGAGGTGCTTTAATATGAAAAATGCTAACGGAATGGGAAGCGTTTATAAACAACCCGGCAAAAGACGTAAGCCATGGGTAGTCAGAAAAACCGTACGTTGGGAAATTGATGAAAAAACAGGACGAAGTAAACAAATCTATAAGAATATCGGTTATTACGCAACAAAACAGGATGCACTTGCAGCCTTGATTAACTATAACCAGAATCCTTATGATGTTGACTCTCACAAGCTTACCTTTTCAGATGTATATGAAAAATGGAGCAATGAACATTTTGAAAAGATCGCTCCGTCAGCGACACGAACATATAAGAGTGCTTACAATCATTCAAAATCACTTCACGATATTCGGATGAGAGACATACGTCCTAATCATCTCGAAGATGCCATTAAGAATGCAGATGTTGGTAATAGCACAAAATCTCGCATGAAATCACTTTACAACCAACTTTTTAAATATGCTTTAAAATATGATATTGTTGATAAAGATTATGCTGCTCTAAGCGAAAGCGTAAAACGTGAAGACGCAACAATAATTCGTATTCCATTTAGTCATGATGAAATACAGACCCTGTGGGAAAATGTAAGCTTTCCTTTCGCTGATATGGTCCTGATAGGAATTTATAGCGGCCTGAGACCTCAGGAACTTGCCACTTTAAAAATTATTAATGTCGATTTGAAAAATCGTACTTTTTTTGGTGGTCTTAAAAGTGAAGCCGGACGTAACAGGTATGTACCTATACATTCTGCAATATTTGAGCTTGTTGTAGCTAATTACAATAAAGCTCTTGCTATGGGTAGTAGTTATCTTTTTAATGACGAAAATGGTCAACAAGGTACACATATGACATATGACAAATACCGCGGACGCTTTAAAAAAATAAACAAACGCTTCAATATGTCACATAAACCTCACGACACCAGACACACATTTATAACTTGTGCTAAGTCCGTCAATATGAACGAATTCATTTTAAAATTAATCGTTGGGCATCAGATAGATGATGTTACAGAAAAAGTATATACGCATAGAACAATACAGGAGTTGGCAAAAGAGATTGAAAAAATAAATTATTAATAGGATGGCAACAGTTTTTTATACATCTGTTGCCATCCTATTTTTGTATATTACGTGTGTATATTACGTGTAAGTTACGTGTAAGTTACACATCTTTTTTTACACATTTTCACAGTGTTTTATTACTGATACTATATACACGTAAAAAAGCCGCAATCCCTCGGAACTGCGGCTTTTATGCATGTTTTTAAACTTTTACAATTAGAACTTGCC